GCGTGCTGGGGTGGTGGCTGCTGGCGCGGCTGCGGGGGTTGGTTGGGCTGGCTGCGCACCAAGCGCACCCAACGCTGTGTTTCGTGTGCCGCCAAGGGCTTCCATCACGGGCTGGAACGCTTGACTGGTGGCCGTGCCCAGCTGCGACAGACCACCGCTGACACGGTTCTGCGCGGCTTCGAGGCGCGGGTTCACGCCGCCTTGCAGGGTCGCTACGTCGCCGCCGAGGGCTTGCGTGCTACGGAAGCGCGCCAAGTCACCTAGGGCTGCACCGGGTACAGACAGGCCACCCAGCAGTACGTCTGCTGCGGCCTGACCTACGTTGATCGCGTTGGGGTTACGTTGGCTTGGTACGCCAGCGGTCACGGGCTGATTGAACTGCGCCTGCATAGCGGCAGCGCGTGCTGGGTTGCCCGGTGTTGGTGTGCGCGCAGGAGGCGTCATAGCAGACCCCGTGCCGTCATCCACCAATCGACCTTGTGCATCGTAGACAAGTGCCATGTTCAGCTCCAGTTAGCGCGCGGGCCGAACACGACCTGCTGTACGTTGAGTTGTTTCATCTCGCGTTTGCACTCTTCGACAGCCGCCTCGAAGCGTGTGCGGTGCTGCTCGAACTTGGACCGCACGAGCGCGATGTCGTTTGCGTCGTTGTCAAGGTCTGGGTCGTGGTTGCGCAGCGCGCGCCACGCGGCCCACTCAACCAGATCGAGGTGCCACTGGTGTGGTATCTCAGGTTCTGCGTCGAGGTTGTTCTTGGTCAGAGGCACCAGCGGCAGGCGTGCTACCTGCAGGCGGATGGTCTTACCAGCTTCGGCCGCGCTCGGTATTGGGTATACACCCAGGTAGCCGGCATCGCGGTCGGTGTAGAAAATGCGTGGAGCGCCAGATTCCTGCGGCTCCGAGTACGAGGTGTTCGGGGTCAGCTGTGCGTCAGAGCCGAAACGTGTCGCCCACCCAGCGCGACCAAGTACGATCTGCGTGTCGTACTGTGCGGTGAGTACCGCGACAACGCGGCGGTCCAACGGGTAGTCATCCTGACCTTCAACCAGCGTCAGCCGCGTGGCCTCGGTAGACCGAGAGTCACGCAGGCATAACGTGCGACTGGCAAACTTTTCCTCCGCGTCACGGATGTACAGCAGCAGCGTGTCGTCAGTCCAGATGGAGTCGTCCACGTCACGGCCGCTGGCCGCTGTGGATACGTCCCGTAGGATGTTGCGACGCAGCTCACCCAGCAAGTCACGGAGGATCATGGTTTAGCCCCGGAAGATTTCGTATGGGTACTTCTTGGTGCTGCGGTAGCTCTTGACGATGTCGCCTTCTTTCACCGGCTTGGTTTCGACGATGTTGTCGATGCTGGACAGCAACCAGCTTGGCACGCGATACCAGACTTCGGCGGCCATCAGGAATACCCTGCCGTTCACACCGAACGGCATACCTTGTGCGGGTACGTCATCGCTGGCGTGCAGGCGGATGATCTCGTAGTCGTCCTTGTCATCGGTGGCGATCATACGGTCGATGAACTCAGGCGTCTCCACCTCGGCCTTGGCGCGACGGCGGGGTGCCTTGGGTTGTACGGACGCGGGTGCTTCAAAGGTGTCTTCGCTCATTTTTTAATCGCTCTTAAACGCTTCGTTGAAAGCCTCGGTATCTTCCTCGGCCGGGTCTGGCTCACCGGGCTTTAGCTCGGGGAGTGTTGCAGCTATGTCTTCCATGAGCGCTGCTTGGGTAGCGTACACACGCTGAACCTCGGGGTCTTTCCAACGACCACCTTCTTTACGGTTCTCTTGGACGATCTTGTCGTCATCGTATGCCATGATGTAGCCGTTCTCGGCTACCTCGATTCTAATTCGGTCCACGGGCTTAGCCTCTTGGGTTGTGGCAATGCAGAGTATCGCCTCTATGTGTTGCGCTGGCAAGGTTCGCGTGCTATGTGGCGGGCAAAGAAAACCCCCGACTGGCGGGGGTTTTAGTCACAAACTACTGATAAATCAGTGGTTTACGCGGTTGCCGCAACTTCACCCACCAGGACACCGAACGGTTGGGAAATTACCGAGGCATGGTGGAACTTGTAAGACACGATGCCGCGCTGACCGTGCGGATCAGTCTCGGTCGGCTTCGGATACACAACCGCCATGCTGGCTGGCACCGAGGCGTTCGCTACGCTGGCGCGCAGTGGGATGACGTTGAAGGCATCCTTACCCAGGAGGATCAGCGGGTACACGTCGGCAGCGGTGCCGGTGGTGGAGAGCATACTGCCGGCAACACCACCTGCGTCGGCGTAGGCCGCGAAGACAGTGGAGCTGACGAAGCGAACGTCTTCAACCTGACCGATTTCACCCTCGAAGGCTTTGCCCTGAGCGTACTGCGCCACGTTCACGAAGCCCGCGATGTTGCGGATGTCATTCTCCACGTTCGGGTGAACGAGGCAAATGTAGGCCGCTTCGATGTTGCGGGTGTCGTAGTTCGGGGTGCTGGACAGAACCGAGGTGATCTTACCGATGTTCTGGTTCTTCAACGCACGGGTCATGCGGCGCAGCATGGTCAGGCTCACCGGGGTGTTCACGGCGTTACGGGCGGAACCGTTCGCGTAGAACTTGATGGTGCTAGCCTTGAGCGTGTTGAACAGCAGGGTTTCCTTGGTATGGGCCGCCTGCTCACCGAGGATGTCCGAGAACTCCTTGATGACCGGTGGAACGTCCGGGTGGGTGTCCATGAAGAAGTCGGTGAAGCCGGTCCAGTCGCCGTACTGGGCGATGTCAACCGACACGTCCTTGTACGCCATCTTGATGCCGGTCTTGGTTTCGCCTTCAACCAGCGGGGTCAGCGCCAGTGGGAGGTTATAACCGCCAGCCTCGCCCGAGTAGCCACCAGTACCGCCGACCAAGAAGTAGCGACGCATCTTGATGGTCTTGGTTTCGTTCTTTGGCAGCGGGGTGCTGCGGCCGAACTTCTCAATGGTGAGCAGTGGCAGGGCACGCTTCAGGAACTCTTTAACGGCGAAGTTCGCCTGGCGGGGAGTCAAGTCGCCGTAGGTATTTCCGGTGTAGGCCATGATGTGTTACCTCGTCATTTGTCGAACAAGTTGTCGGTTAGCCAAACGCTTCCATGAACGCTGCTTCTGCGTCGTTCGGGTCGCGTGTCGTTTTGGCGACACCGCGTTTCGCTGCGGGCGGAGCCAGTGTCGCAGCCAATGCTGCGGGTGCTACCGGCGTCTGCTTCGGCGTTGCTTGCACGGCTGACGAGGCTGGATGTGCTGGTGCGGCACCCGTCGAACCTACTGCTTGCTTGTACATGGAGATCAACTCCACTACATCAGTAGCCGAACCCGCGTTGTAAATCTCCATCAGACGCGGTTGGTAAATCTTCGGCTGCTTCTCAATCCAACCGGGGATCGCCGCTGCTGCCTCTCGGAAGTCAGGGTGAGCCTGTTGGATCGTGCCGTAGTACAGCGCTTCCTGCGANTGAGCAGCGTACTGCTGAATCGGCACCATCTGCTGCTGTACTTGACCGAGAATCTGTTTCTGCTGGTTGGCCAGGGCTGCCTGTACATGCGCTTGGATCAGCGCTGTTACGGGGGCTGCTACATCCGACCACTCCGACTTGAACAACTCCAAGTCTTTTTTCTGTGTGTCGTCGAGGTAGTCCTCGTACGTGGCGTCACGCTCCGGCTCTACCGGGGCGGCTGCCTTCTGTTGTTCCTGCTGCGCCCGCTGCGCTTGAATCTGCGCTTCTGCAATCGCGGCTGCCAGCTGCTTGGTGTCCATCGGTGCTGCGGGCTGTGGTGCTTCTACCACCGGCTCCGGCGCTACGTCGGGTTCACCTTCTGCTACGACCTCGGGTGTTTCTGCGTCTGGCTCGCCTTCAACCTCTACCTCGGGTCCATCTACCAAGGCGGATTCGACCGGGTCTTGGGTAAGCTCGGGTTGTAGCGCCTCGGGTTCGTCACCCACACCTAGCGCGAAGGCTGCCTCAAAATCAGATTGGTCGCTCATAATAGCTATCTACCTTGCGTCTGTTTGTTTGTCAAGTTCTATGAGTTGGCTTTTGCATCCAATCTCAAGTCGCGTAGCGCGTCCCTGCACGCCATAACCCGGCCTTGCTCCCGACGCAGGCTGGTGATGTCGTCCACCACCCCTGCGGCTATTTGTGCCCGGTGCATCTTCTCCGCCACGTACTCAGCCAGCAGCTTCTTGATCTGTGGGTCGCTGTCCAGCGCCCTGACCAGGCTGGCCGTTAGTGCCTGCAAGGCGTCTGAGTTCATCGAGGTCTGCTCCTTTTTCGATTGCTTCCAGCATGGCGCGGAATGTAGCCGCGTCGCCGGTGTCGAGGTTCTTCTGCGCTTGGGCCATGTCTTTGAGCGAGTCGGTCTGCTTGTTGCGCAGATCAGCCTCGAACATCTGGTCGTTCTGCTGCTGCACGCGCTGGGCCTGTTCGGCGGCTGCGTCNCTACGGCGTTGAACTTCCTCTGGCGGAGCCATCAGGCGGTCAATCGGCAGGTCGTTCACCTGCATACGCTCTTTCAGCAGCTCTTCTTCGTTGACGAATACGCGGTCTTCTGGCGACAGGGTGGCCGCGAAGCGGTCCAGCGCTACAGCCCGGACCTCTTTCGCCATCAGACTGCTGGCCCCTTTCGGGATCGGGCGCAGGTCGCCGTTCAGTTCGTCCCGGCGCTCGTGGTAGATCAGGTTCCACTGGATCAGGGAGTGGATCACCGACTTGGTGAACCGGTCGAAGTTGCGCACAATGTCTTTGAACGGCAGGGCGGAGCTGGCCAGTGCCATGCTCATGTTGCCCTGGGTGCGCAGCGCCTCGCTCGGTGCGTTCTCGAAGTCGCCGCCTGTCATCGGGCCTACGAACGTCTCCGCGTCAGCGAACTCTTTCATCAACTGGATGGCACCCGTCAGCTCGGCCATGTGGCTGTCGAAGCTGATGCTCTGCACCGCCCGTGCGCCGTTGGGGTTCGGGTTGTCCTTGATGTAGACGTTGAACGGGGCGACCACGTAGTTGTTGGAGCTGGCCTTGAGCTGGTCGAGGTCAACCTCTACGTTGGGGCCACACACCGTCGCGGCGTTGTCCACCAGCATACGGGTGAACGAGGACACGCCCATCTGGCTGTCACGCATGATGTGCGGCAGGCCGGAGCCGGTGAGGTTCACCTCGTCACGCTCGAAGACGAACTGGTGGTACATGGCCACGCCTTCGGGGTACGGGTTCTGCGCGACCTTGACCACCACATCGTCGATCATCCACACACAGGCCCAGATGTCCTTGCCTAGGTCACGGTCGCTGACCTCGATACCTGCAGCGCGCAGGTCGTGGCCCGACACGGTGCCCCAGAACTCGATCAACTCGAACTTGTTGTCCTCACCCGGCTGCGTCTCTTGCTTGTCGTCGGAGATGCTGTCGAGGGTCGTCTCGTAGCTGCGCTTGCGGTAGTTGCCGCGTGGCTTGTCGCGCAGGTACTGCTCGATAGCCTTGGTCATGTAGTCTTCGCGCTTGGCCAGCTCGCTGAACGTGTGGCGCGAGTAGATGTGGCGCTGAAATTCACCGTCCTGCTGCTGGAACGTCTTGGCCGAGAAGTCCGGGTAATACTCCCAGATCGGGGTGAACTCCCAGTACGGGCGGTAGATTGTCTGCTCCACCACCTGCGGCATACCCGAGTCTTCGTCGACCAGAATCTGCGAGCCGGTGTGGGATACGGTCATTGGGCCTTTGAGCACACCGCAGCCGTACAGCGCGCCTGAGAAGATCACGTCGCGTACCAGCTCCTGATACTCGATACTGTTGACCTGTCCTGCGTCCTGCAGCTGGTCGTTGATAACCTGCTGCATCCGCTTGGCGATGTCATCCGCCGCGAGGCGCACGATCCTGTCCATGTCCGCTTGGGTGGTCTGCCCTTCGGGGTTCTCGATCATCCAGTTTAGCAGCACCTCGGCCAGCTTGTCGCCGGGGAGGATAGGCTGCGGACTGGCTTCGATACCCCAGTTGCTCTCGCCTGCGGGGAACAGCATCGCGTGCAGGCGCGCCACAATACTCAACACCTTGACACGGGTGATGCGTGGGTAGGCGCGGGACTGCTCGGGCTTTAGCGTGGCGAGAATCTTCGGGTCGTACTCACCGACGTACTGGCGCACGTTCTTTAGCCACTGCTCTTCGACCGTACTACGGGCCTTTTCATAAGCGGCAAACCGGGAACGCAGGGTTGTGCCGAGTCTGCTCAGTCGGTCTGTGTCGATGTTCAGCTCGTCGGCCATGATGCAACCCTAGTAGGCGTAGTTATTGCGCAATGGTACAGCGTGCGCCTCGTGTTTCCTAGCCCTGGCGTCACGCACCCCCTGCTCGGACACGCCCTGACACCCGTACTGTATGCTGTCTGCTAAATGCGAGTAATTATTCTTCTCGGGTGTAGGTGCCGTTACACCACGCGTGTTGATCGCAAACCGATACCCGGACGCGAAACCTGCGATGGTGTTCTTGCACTGGGGGTCGATCAACAACGCAGGGCCGGCTTCGGTCAGCAGTGTGAGGAACCCATCCACCGCCCCAAGACGCGACGCAAGGTCGTTACTGCCCACAGGCTTGACCTTGACGCCCAGCTCCACCTCAAGCACGTTGGCCACGGTTCGCTCGTCTGTCTGCGCCCGCTGCTTGGTGGCCGGGTCTGCGTAGACGATGATCTGCGCGTCAGGGAACCGGCGCGACAGCAGCGGTTTGATCTTCTCTTTGCAGAACCGCTTGGCACCCATGTTCTCAGACACCAGCTCGTCGAGGATCAGCAGCCTGCCGAACGAGTCCTGCTGCATGAACGACGCAGCCGGCGTCAACCCGGCGTCGAACCCGATCACCAGGGGTAGGTGTGGGTTGTACTTGAGCGACTGCTTGGCGACGTGCAGGTCGCGGTTGAACGCTTTGTACACGGGTTTGCCTCGCTGGCTGTAGCCCCACTGGACTTCGATGAACTGCCGCACCCAGTCTTGCGTCTTACCGACCGCCAACTTGATGTAATACTCGTTGCTGTCGGCGCGGTACGGCGGCAGGTTCTCCAGGTTCTCTGCACCTGGGTCAAACCCGGAAGGCTGCTCGAAGAAGTTCATAACCTCTGTCTGAGCTGCCACACCGCCGTCTTCCTCTGGCCACTCTTCGTACAGCCAGTCGTACCACCACGAGTCCTGCGTACCTGGGTTGGACACGCCCCATACACCCTTCCACGAGTTGCCGCCTAGCTTCTTGTCGGGGTATCGGCCTGTACGGGACTCCACGGCGTCGACGATCTCTCGTGGGATTTCGACGAACTCGTCGATCATCGCGCCTGTCAGTTCGAGGGATAGTACGTTGGATACGTCCGCTGGGCTTTCCAGTGGACGGAACAACACCTCGCAGTGTACGTCCCCGAACCTGAACGTGAACGTCTTCTGGGTGGCCTGCCACTCACCTGCAACCCCCGGTGGGAACCACGAAAAGAACGATTTTAGCGTGGTGTCGAAGAGCTGTCGGTTGGTAGACCGCACAACAACGAACCGCGTATACCGAATGTTGTCCTTCGGACTCGGCTGCTGGCGCTTCGCGTGATACAGTATTTTGAATAGGCTAGCCGTGGTCTTCGAACTACCTACCGGGCCGACACCGAACGTATATTTCTTCTCGCTCTGTATGAACGCGGCCATCGTCGGTGTGGGTGTGTAGTTCACGTCGCTCATACGTCAGTGACCTCACCCTCGAACGTGGTCCCCGGTCGCTTACCGTCGAAGTTGATATTGATCGAGAACCCCCCGGTGCCGTCCGGTGCCGCGCCGCTCTTGTCGAAGCCCGCCCAGCGCACGGTGTCGCCAATCAGCTTGGCCCGAACGCGATCGTCTACGTCGTGGTTCATGGCCATCTTGAACGATTCGTCCAGCAGTACTTCGGCTTGGAGTTTCGCCTTGAGGGTGAACGTCGCGCCGTCTTTCTCAAGCTCTTTCTTGAGCGCGGCCACTTTGCCCATGAACCCTACGTCACGGATGATCCGCTCGTAGTGGTGATCGAGGATGGAGTATTCCTCCATGATCGCCTCTTTGCTGGCCCCCAGGCAGTAGTCGATGACCAGCCGTGGGTCCCACTCGGGGCGTGACGCGGCCCCTACCGGTGAGGTGGGTATCCACGGGGGTATCGAGCGCACGACCTCAAGGGGGTCAGCGCCATCGAAAACGGGGGTTACGGCGGTTGAAGACTCGTCTTCTTCGGCCCAAGCAAAAGGATCGTTCATGGCGGTGAGTGTATCGTCCTGTGGTTATGATCCAAAATCATGCTGCCACCCATAGCCGGGCTTGTTCTGCGCCTGCGAGGGCTAGCGCCTCAGTGAGTTCTGCGGCGGTGGCTTGGATGACGGTGTTGTCGGCCAGCACCCAATTCACGGTTGCGTCAGGGCCAGACGCTTGCAGGGCTAGCACTGCGCGCGCCATGCGGCCTTGGCTGGTTTCGTCACCATCAAACACGTTGCCGGCTTGCGTGGTTACGGTGATGCTGGCGACGGCAGCGGAGCGTGAGGCTTTGTATGCTTCGCGTGCGCTATCGTGAACGCTAAAATCGGCTCCCGATGCACGGCGCTGTAGTTCGATTGCGGCCCACTGCTCGTGNGGTACNGCTGGGGTTTCTGTTTCGATCATTGCATCTCTCCTATCTAGACAGCGCGAAAGCGGGGGCGAAAGCCGATGAGGTTGAGC